CGACGCTTTAACCGACTCCAATTCCTCTTGTTTCCAGAATTCCGGCCAAGTGGGCTCCCCAGAAGGCAAAATAGCCGGTAATTCGACCACTTCCCACTGATCCGCGTTCGGATCTCTCGTCATCTGACGAATCAAGTTTCCCGTCATGTCCTTCTCGGACCACCGGGTTTGTACCAGAACTATCGCTCCACCCGGCTGTAAACGCTGTCTGGGACCCGCTGTGTACCATTCCCACGCATTTTCAAAACCACTGGCCGACATCGCCGTCTGCTCCGAGTGAGGATCGTCAATAATAATTAAATCTCCACCACGGCCCGCCAAGTTCGAACCCACACCCACCGCATAGTACATTCCACCAGATTTCGTGTCCCACCGTCCTGACGCCTTACTGTCCACAGATAACTGAGTCCCTTCAAAAACATCACGATATTCGTCAGTCTCCAGAAGATTTTTGACTTTTCGACCAAAATTAACCGCTAATTCGGTCGTATGCGTTGCTTGAATGATCTTCATCGACGGATCACGGCCTATCATCCACGCAGGAAAGAGAAAAGATGCAAATTCACTTTTCGTGTGCCGCGGAGGCATGTTGATGATCAAACGCTTTAACTTGCCCGTCGCAATTTCTTCAAGCTTCTCGGCAATAATGTGATGGTGCCTTCCAGCAATGAAACCGGGCCACATACTACGGACAAATGGAATAAATTCTTTTTGACAAGTTTCAAGCTTCTCTAGCTGCTTTAAACGCAGTTCTAAGCGAAGTTGTTGAGTATCGTCCGAAGTTTCAAGACTAAGGCTCAAAGGGGTCCCTAAACGCGATTTAGGGGCTAAGAATAGCACTTTTTTTAATCAGTGAAAGCTGTTTGATTTTTTATGTGATTGTTTGCGTAAAACCTGCACCTTTACACGTTCCCCGGCCAGCGCGGCGCGGCGCTCGGATCGCGGCCGCCGGGTCGAGTTTCCCGGCGCTTGGATTAGCCTCGATTGTCCGGGGGACCCGGTGCGGCTCCGGCTGCGGCTGCGGCTCCGGATCGGATCGCGGTCGGGGGATCGCGGATCGCGGATCGAATCGCTGGGACATATTTTGTCATTCTGGGAAGCTCCGCCCTGGTGCTTAAATTTTGGAAGTGAAAAAAATGACTTCCACGAAACGAAAAAATGACTTCCACCACGGGCCGCGGGTCACGGATCGAATCGCCCAGTTCCCAAACCGCGGGCCGCGGTACGTTTGGCGGGGGGATCGGGACACGGGCCGGGGCCGGTTGCACTCTTAAAAGGTAGGCAAAAAAAACCCCGCGCACAGCGGGGTCGTTTGGATCGGGTCGGGTTAACCCCGAACGACAATCAAATGATCATCGATGAATTTTTCCGCTTCCGATCTCGCGTCAGACTTCCCCTGTTGGTAAGCGTTGTCTACCAGATCGTTCACAAACTGCGCGTTCACAATGTCGGTTAACTGTCGCACCGCGTTCTCGATCTCGCGTTTAGGTAATGAGAACTCGATCTCTTGTACTTGGCTCCAATACTTTTCTTCGTTGTCGAGACATTTTTTGTAAAGCTTCGAATCGTTTACTTCGGACATGTAACCAAGATCGACCCAGTAATCGACCAAACGCATTGCCTTCCCCCATTTCTTAACTTGTTTCTGCCAGCGGGGATTGATTGCGACTAACTTGTCCGCGTGTTGCGTGTAGTCTTTTTTTGTAAAGCTATCTATTAGCATTTGTTTCTCCGTTTTGTTGAGCTGACAGTATAAGAGGGATCGCAGACAAAAAAAACCCCGGATCGGTCCGGGGTCTTGCGGATCGGCTCGGGTCCTAATCGAAGCGGGCGGTTTTAGTTTCGCCGGTTTTTATATCCCGAAGGGTCACAACCCCATAAAGATAAACAAAGCATTCCAAGTGCCGTTCGTCCGCATGAATCAACTTAACGATGGGGATCAATGGCGGGTCCTGTTCATCATCATCATCACCTTCGACGTGGGGACTTTCGAACGTTCCATCTTCCAACACGGTGCCCGGCCATGGGTAACGATTGAACCCGCCGAATTGATAGATAGCGTCCATTCGCTGCGCGATCTCGGAAAGGGTCGGTCGGTCCCCGCGGGGATCATCAGTGTCGCAGCCGCTGCCGTTTTGAATTTCCCACTCGTCAACTGCGCGAGCAAAAAAGTCGGGGATCAATCCGCAAGATTCCATGTACCAATCAACATTGGATTGATTGCTTGGCGTAACTTCGGAATAGCCGGAGTGATCAGTGGGATTAAATTTCCATTCCAAAACAAAATTAGCGACCCGAATGTGAGCCTGTCCGGGGTTTTCTCGATCAATTATAAAGTCGTATTTCATTCGTTGTTTTCTCCGTTTTGTTGTTGCTCAAGTTTATCCAATAACGCGCCCATTCGGATTAATTCCTCGCGAGCGGCTGCGCGGCTGGTTAGGTTTTCGGTCCCGTGTTCTACCGCAGCGCACCAGATCCTCGCGCACGTTTCCCACGTCGGGGGCGGCACCTCTATATATTTCTTAGTTTCTTCCAATTTCGTTTCTCCGTTTAGTTGTTGAGCTGACAGTATAGGAGCAATCGCAGACAAAAAAAACCCCGCATATAGCGGGGTCGTTTGGATCGGATCGGGCTAGTATTCGCTAAACATCAGATCCGCGTCATAGTCGTCGATATCGTCGTAGTAATCGGGATCGTTTCGCTGAGATAAAAAGTAGTCTTTATCCTGCAACAATTCGACCCAGATCCGACGCGCCTCCGGGTATCGTTCCTTCACACCGGCCAAAGCTTTGTAGGCGTCCGGCTCGGTACTAAACGATTGATTCCCGGAGTTAAACTCCGACCCCGTTTCATCAATTCCCATAATGATATAACTCATGTGAAAGTCTCTCCCGTTTCTTCGCCCCAAAATTCCCGAGGGGCCAAAGCTTGACCAGCTCCGTTATATTCGCGGCCGCACGTCTCGCAGCCATTCGACCAGCTATCCCACAATTGAACATGCGCTTTGCATTCGCACTCGATAATCTTTGCCTCGACAACCCGATTATTATCCGGGTCGGCAATTTCTTCTTTTAGAACCTTAGCTATCATTCGTTTCTCCGTTCTGTTGTTGCACATGATTTTGAAAACTAGTCGAAACGCTTAACAGTTCGTTTCGTTCGTCTTCGTTTACTTCCCAGCGCACCCCGGCCAATCCATTTTCCGGAGGGTGAACGCTGTAAATCTCTCCGGTATCACAAAAGGCAATTAGATCTTTGTGGTACTGGTTTGGATCTCCGTTGTATCCGGGTCGCGAGATCATCGCCAGCTTTACACCATCATCTAAAACAATTAACTGTTGATACCCCGCTCGATACCCCTCGTATTCCCGGCCGCCGTTTATTAATTCCATTCGTATCTCCGTTTTGTTGGACCCCCAGTATAGGACTAATCCCAGCCAAAAAAAACCCCGGCGAACCGGGGTATAAACGGAGATGGTTTTAGCACCAGGGCGGATATTGTCAGGCCGCCATTGTTGCCAAATTAGTATGAACCACGAACCCGGTATGATCTTGTTTCGCCGGTCCTTTGGCTTTTAGTCCTAAGATAACCGGACCCGAATAAAGATTAACCAAATCGGAGCGGTCGCCGTCGATTACGTCACGCCCTAAAAAGGTTTTAGGAAACGGACCATTGAAGACTACCGATATCGGCACCGCGGTTTTCAAAGCTTTTTTAACTTGGTTTTGATATCTCGTTACCCCGCTATAACTAAACATTAGTTTGTAATTTTCCGGAGTGCGGCCAAGTCTGTGCGCGATCTTCGTGTAATCGTACCAAACCATTTCGGGAAATTTCTGTGGCAGGTCGTATTTCTCCCACGAAATGTCCGAAATCGTATTCGGTCGGAGCACGGCCAGCAACCCATCACGATCACAAACTTTCTGAAAGTTTTCCAATTCGTTTTCGAACATTGAAAGAAACAATTTTGGATCGTTATGAAACAATTCGGTTTTAGCTTGGCGCCCGGCCATCACGTTAGGCATCCGACCCCTACCGGCTAATCGCAAACAACCCTCGCGGCAATCCGCAAGCAAGCTACCCGCACAGATTCTATCGTCGGGCCATAGAGATAAAGACGCAAGTCTAAAAGGTTGATCGAAAGGGTTTTCGTCTTCTTGGGTCTTTTTTATTTTGGTGTTTCCCAAACCAGTATCAAGCAATTTCATTTATACACTCGTGTTTATTGGTGTGGGATCTATCCTATATACAGACCCCGACCAAATCAACCCCGCAATTCGCGCAAGGCTCACTCACGTTAATTTCGTTGCATCCATTCCATCCGTTATATAACTCCGAAGTTTTCGCACAACTATCCGAACAATAAACTTCGTGATCAATTACCTCGCCTTTTGAATCTTCAATAAAAACCAAGTGCATTTAAATTTCCCCATAACCAGCAGAACGCAACCAATCGTTATCCGCATCGGCCAAAGCTTGGCGACCTTCCCGTTGCGGTTCGCATTTGTCGCACAAAATCATTTGCCCATAAATGCCCGTCGATCCACAAGGATATTCAACCGTTCGGTAATCCAACCCTTTCGGCACGTCGATTAAAACTCTATTGCTGCACATCATTCATTCTCCCAATAATTTCTTAGCGCATTCGCCTTATACCCGTGCCAATGGGATTGAATACGTTCGTCGGTCGAGTCTTTCAACGATAGCGAATGGTCGCCGGTTGCCGACCCTCTGAAGTCAATCCTATTCGAATCGGATACCTTTATAAGATGCAAAGGTATCCCGTTCGGCAGAATAAAATAATCCACTACCATCACTTAGCAAACCGGGGGTGAAAGCAGTTATCAAACTGCTTTGTCTCCGGGTTCATATGTCGGCCAATACCATAAAGGTCGTGTAGGGCTGCGGATGGGTTTGCGATCATGCGATCAAGATCAAGAGGGGTAGCTTTGTTAGCAGCTTCCAAGCTGAGAAAGGCCGAGATCGGATCGTCCTTCACAAAGGTATCGTACTCGGGGGATTCGGCTCGGGCTGCTTTAAGTAGCTCGCTGATTTTTTCTAATGACATAACGCTTCCTATTTAGTTGTTGTATGGGAGTTATCCTACACCACTAAAGAAAAGTGTCAACCGCTACCTGTACAAAATTCCATTGTTGATTTCTTCAAGAGTCATGCCCGCCTCTAAATGCTTTTTTCTAACAATGTTTTCTAAGCGAGCAAGGTTTTGCTTGCGGGCCTCGTTTAATTTTTTCTCCTTAGTAATACGAGCTAAACGCTCTCGGTGCAAGTCCTCAAGCTTCTGCTTTTTCTCCTGATGTTTCTTATAAAGAAAATACATTGTTCATGGAAGTCAAAAAAATGACTTCCAATACGTTAAAATAACTCATGGGATTTATCCTATACGGTTCATCCCTGCTCCTCAAGCACTTTAAAAAACTCGGACAATCCGGTAGGTAACGTAAACACCAGCTTGGGCGTAACCTTCGACATGCCTTTCTCCATCAAGCGCATGACCTGATCGGCCTTATACAGGTATATCTGTGGGTTTTCGGGGTGCGAACGATAGATCAGAGTCCAGACGTTAGCGTTCTGGTGCCGCACGGCAAAACTAATCTGGAAGGGACTGAGTTTGGCCTTCCATCCAGTAGTTACTTTCAGTTCGATTAAGTGGAGATTACGCTTTGCGTCACATAAAAGTAAATCGGGGATTCCTGGGGTCTGGCTGTTTTCAATCCGAGTCAGAACAACATCAGCCCCTGCTTTTTCAATGTGCCACTTGAGCGTCTTCCAAAAGCTCGATTCGCTCTGGCTCGACTTCAATCACTTTCTCCCCAAGCTGACGCTTGAGTTCGTTTAGTGCCTTTTGAACTTCTTCCTTACTCATGGAGTCAATCGATCCATGTCGGATTTCACTCTTGTTCACATAGATGTTGCCTTGCGCTAACCCCCTAGCCTTTTCAGCTTGAACGGCTGCTGAGTACGCTCCATTAGCGAGTGCATCATCACGAATCTTCTGAAGATCTTTGATGTGCCGTGCATAGGTTACTTCGTACTTCTGAGCTAACTGTTCTCTGCGCTCGCGTAATGCCTTACAAACATGAGGGCAGATCTTGGGGTTTAACATTTCGTAGGCTCGGGTGTTGGCACCCTTCGGACTGAACCCGGCTTCGATTGCTAGGTTCTGCAAAGTGTCCTGACCTTCGCGGGTTGCAACCAGTTCAACGAACTTGACTTGCTTCCCTGTTAACCGGGTTGCCTCGCTGACCGGAGGTCGGCCACGGGTCTCAACCTTTTTCAGTGCCTGTTTAGCCATAGGGCAGATCTTACCTCAACTAAAAACGCCTTACCATATAGTACTTTTCAGAAATAAATAAAAAATAAAAAAAAACTTTTGCTGAAAACTCCTATGTGGAAACGCGAATTAACAAAAACTGTCCCGTCGTTAAACACCACTGGGACCACAACGGTACGGCTGAAAGCCGCGTGTTTACTGGCCAATCCCACTAGTCCCACCAGTACCGCCATTTTTGAAATTATTTTTTTAAAAAAACTAATTTACTCAGAAAGTACTATATAGATAGCGCGATTAACAAAAAAAGGGGCCGAAGCCCCTTAATTCTCACCAGTCTTGCCAAGAATCCCCGGACCATGATTTCAGTCGCGGTTTGTCTCGATGGTAATCAAAACATTCGTCGCATTCGATTCGTTCGCCACTTGGTCCGTGGTCCCCGCACCGATATTTAATTTTGACGCCCTTTCGGACGGTAAGCTCAAGTCTTGTATCACACATAATTTTTTCCGTTTAGTTGTAGAAGCCGAGGGCCGAAGCCCCCGGTTCGTGTTCCGATCAGTAACTGCCGGGGCCGTTGAACCGACCTTCGATAGATGTATCGATGTCAATCCCCCGTCTCTTCAGTTCAGCGTCGAACTCTTCAACACGCGCTGTGTTCCAATGCGTTTTGCCGTGTCCGAGACTGTTGGCAGCGGTAACGCGAGCGTTAGCTCGGCGCTGCTGCAAGTCTGAGTCGGAAAGGTTTGCCATGTCGTTAGGCATAACAACCTCCGTTTAGTTGTAGCCGCTGCTGCGGCCTGTTAAAGAACGGCCAGAGGGTCAATTTGGCGAGCTTATACGACCCCACACATACTATACCATATTATCGCATACCCATCAAGACCAGTATGGAATAAGCTTATATCTAAAAGTAATTAAAAACTTTTTAACCTTTTTTATATACGAGGGGTTGCATAACGTCTTATACCCAGCTAGTATCGAATCAAGTTTTTGGAGAAAGAGATGGAAAAGATCGAGGTCCGTGCCACGTTTTCGGAGGAAGAAGTCCAAGAACTCTGGTCCCTGATCCGTGACATTCAGTCCACTCTTAAAGAGATTAACACCAAGCTCGATGAGCTACAACAAAAGGAAGATTGATGGAAAGAACTGAAATCAAGCACGACGGTCAGGAGATCTCGTGTTTTGGCAAGTGGGAAGAAGACTCGAACGCGGTATGTATTTTCGAGGACAAGGATGGCTACAGTTTTGATGAGTTCTTCGCGGATGGGGCGGTCAATTGGACCGATGCCGTGAAGAAGGTATCGAACTGGGCGAAGGATAACGAATGCAAACTGGTAGAAATGCAGGTTTGTTGAACCAACAAAAGGAAGACTAATGGATTTATTGATACCCCCGGTCAGCAAGACGTTGACCAAAACCATGATCGACAAAGGCAACCCGGATTGTTTCAAGGAACTGGTTTGCTTGGCGCGGTTATTGGGCGTCGATTTCGACACCATGACTAATGGCAGCAAACAAGAGATGCCGCTGCATTTCCCTGACGGCACTGAAACGACAATCAAGTTTTATGTTGTGAACGGCAGGAACGGCCGCAAGGACAAGCGGTACAACATCCCCGCTCCTGTGTTACGTGAGCAAGCTGCCGAGGGCGATACGGTAGCGTTTACTTTTAAGCACGATGCATCAGGCAATGTCATGTTGTGTGCCAACGTGACCCGGAACCCCGAGTACTCCCACTTAACTACCGACGAGATTGACGGTACTGTTTTAAGGAAGCAAGCGTAATGAACGAACAACTAAAAGAAGCACGGAACCGATTGGCTGACCTGTTTATGCAAGTCGATGTGGATGTGCCCGAGGACTGCAGGACCAAAGATTTAATCGAGGCAATGAACGACGCCAAGTCGTTCTTGGACGGCGAGGCTGCGGAAGAAGATACCGAGGCGTTTGACAGGTCATTCCCTGAGTTATCTAACGCGGCAGCGGGACTGATGGCGCTGAAAGCCATGCAGGACGCAGAGTTTGGCAGCAAGATCGCGGACATGATCATGGGGCCTTTTGAAAAATGACGTTCGTTGAGCTTTGCGAGGAGTTCACGTCGAAGTACGGGATTGACGCTTTAGGGATGTCGATCCTGAATATAAGAAGGCACATTAGTGCCGAGGACCGTGTTCGGTTAGACGCGGTGATAAGGAATGAACAAGGGGACAACAAAAATGGAAGTAGCGAAATTTGACGTAGCGGTCGTCTATAAAACCGACGATAAGTGCCATCAGCGCACGATAACGCAGATACCGATGTCTGAAATACAAGTCCACGTCCCGCCGGGCGCGGAAATTATCTCAGTGGTGGCAAAACGCCGCCCAAACCACCAACTAAACTAGGAGATTGAAATGGTGTTAAAAAAAGAAATGGCCCAGGAAAGTGTGCAGCTTGAGAAAAAGATCAAGCGCCTCGAAAACAAGGTTAAGAAATTAAAGGCCGCTGTTGAAGAGGAAAAAGAGATGGGGGAGTACCGGATAAAAAACATGGTCAAGGCCCGCGAAGAGAAAGAAGAATTGCGTAACAAGATCTTTGAGCTTGAGCAGCAGCTTGACGCGCAAGAAACGAAGGGTCCGGTTTACCAGATTTGCGATCCGTCCCTGCACCGCGATCACATTTACCGGGACGCGGGAGTCGATGTCTACGTTGAAGGTCATATGCCTTCGCAAAAGAAACGAT